TGACTTTTTACGTTCTACTGCTAAACGAGACACCGTCTCTTATCATAAAACGTTTAAGGTTGACTATGGCATACAATCTTATCATATGTATCCAAACACATATGTAGAAGATGACTGTACGCCTTCACTCAAAGCTTTCATGTTCCCCATTGTCAACGGTTCTTTTTCTCCAACCAACTCCCTTTCCTCCGCGATTGGTGCTGTAGTTGGTCGTGTCGAGAATTTGACCGCCCGATCCCCCCCCTTACACACACAGAAGCATTTCTTCATGATGAATCAATTTCTTAAAAGATTGATCCCTGATGACATGATGCACTCCTACCACCCTAAATCTGACGATTATGTTTGGGACGCTCAACACCGTCCTACACAAAGAACAATTCTGGAACGAGCCTTTAACGAAGTCTCAAAAAGTCCATTTCAGAACATTTTTGTCAAGAAAGAGGCCTATGGTAAACTTGCCGACCCACGAGTCATTACAACCGAGAAACCAATTGACAAATTGGAATATGCGCGATATCAATATTCAATCAGCGATTTTCTCAAGACACAACCGTGGTATGCATTTGGTCGTTCTCCTATAGAGATAGCCGACCGAGTCGCTTCCATCGCTCAAAAATCCGATCAGATAATGTGCTCTGATTTTGAACGAATGGATGGCAAACGCACAATCATCACCCGAAATCTAGATGCTATCTTCATGATGCGTCTTTTCGATCCGATTTATCATCCCGATATTCATAGAATATTGGAAGACAAAATGTATGTTCGAGCTTCCACTCCGGAGTTTGATGGAGAGTCCTATTTATTTAACACTGATACAACACAAGGTTCAGGACTTCCAGATACAGCCAATTTCAACAGCATTGACAACGCTTTCAACAATTTTTGTGCTTATTACAATAAGTATAGGAATTTTGATAGTGCTTGGGAATCGCTAATGGAATTGGTGATCTTAGGAGGAGATGACACTCTTGCTGGAGACATGCCAGTTGAAGTTATAAAACAAGCTTCAATATTTAATGGCCATTCTGTCACCACAGAGGAATATTTTCGAGACCCGTCAAAAGGTCCACAAGTTGGAGCTAACTTTTTAGCCCGGGAATACGGACCCGATGTTTGGAACGGTTCAAACAATTCGTGTACTGACATCATGCGTGCAATTTCAAAATTGCATACATCTGTCAATTTGCCTGACAGCATCACACCTCTTATCAAGCTGGAACAGAAGATGACTTCTTTCTATTTCACAGATATGCAAACCCCAATCTTCTCGCACTTACTGGATACTTATTTCAGACTTGGCGGTAAAATTGCCAACACACC